AGATTGTTCAAGGTTCGTTGCTTTTTATTTTTTTTTGTTGTAAGGTTCGGTTATGGCAAAGACACCCGCATGGCAAAGAAAGGCAGGTAAGAATCCGAAGGGAGGATTAAATGCTAAAGGTCGTGCATCTTATAAAGGAGGTACATTACGTCCTCCTGTTAAACGTGGAGATAATCCAAGACGTGCATCTTTTCTCGCAAGAATGGGAAATATGCGTGGGCCTGAATATAAAGATGGTAAACCCACACGACTTCTGTTATCGTTACGTGCATGGGGTGCGTCAAGCAAGGCAGATGCAAGAGCCAAAGCAAAGCGTATGTCAGTACGATTAAAAAATAAAAAAAAGAAAGGAAAGTAAAATGCCCGGTAAAATGAAACCAATGAAGAACATGAAGAAAAAAAAGAAACCTATGAAAAAAGGTTACTAATGAAAGGTGTTGCTCATTATAAAAAAGATGGGTCAGTCCATAAGGGTGGTACTCATAAAATGCCTAATGGAGAAACACATACAGGTAAGACACATAATAAAACAAGTGAAAAATTATTTCACTTTAAAGATTTACCTGCTAGTGTTAAAAGAAAAATACTAAGGAGTAAAAAAAATGGATAATGCACAAAGAGTCCGACAACGTAGAAGAAAATTATTAAGAAAAGAACCAACTAACTTTACACTACGTGCTCGTATGGGACAGTATAGTAATAAAAAAAGAGGTGAATCCGATAACGAAAGAATGGAAATGCGTTCAGGTACAATGCAAACAAACTTTAATAAAATTAGAGATGGTGCAAGTACTGTAATGAAAGATACTAAAAAAGAATCTATTCCTTCTGCAAAAGAAAAACCTGCTCCACCAAAAAGACCAAATAATAAAGATGATGTTGCTAAAACAACAGGCAAAGGAAAAACAGGAACACAAAGTGGGCCATCACCAAAAGGTAATCAAAAAAAATTAGATACAAATAAAGATGGTAAACTAACTGCAGAAGATTTTCGCTTGTTACGTAATAGAAAATTTAGAAGAGATGAACCTGAAAAATATAAAGCACTACTAAAAAAAAGAGATGGTACATCAGACGTGCCTAAATCAAAAGGTGGTGGACGTGTTCTTACTCGTAAGAAAAATTTAGAAAGATTAAAAAAACTAAGAAGTCAGAAAAAACAAGAAGAAGAAAAAAAAGAAAAAACACGAGACCAAAGAGGACGCAGTAGATAATGAACCGAATAAAAAAAATGGAAAAGATTGCTAACAAAATATTAGATAATGAAAAACAAGAAATGCTTAGACATAAAAATCAGCAAATAAAAGATTATATAGAAGGTAAAATGATTAAAGGATATAGCAAAGAAGTTGCAGAAAGTATGGCTAAAAAATTAATTTTAAATCAGTAAAATGGAAAGAGATTATAAAGACGAATATAATAAATTCCAATCTTCTTCGCCACAAAAAAAAGACAGAGCACACCGCAATAAAATGCGTAGACTTCTTATGCGTCTAAAAAGAGTAAAGAAAAATGATAAAAAAGATATAGACCATAAAGACGGCAACCCTAGAAATAATAATCTAGCCAATATAAGAATTACCTCTATATCATTTAACAGAGCAAAGAAATGAGTAAACATTCTGCAACAAAAACAAAGCCTTCATTATGGAAAAGAATTGTTGCTCGTATAAAAGCACAAGCTAGTCATGGTACAGGTGCAGGTCAATGGTCAGGTAGAAAAGCCCAAGCCGCAGTCAAAGCTTACAAGAAAGCAGGTGGTGGTTATAGTGGTGCAAAAAAATCATCAAACTCATTATCTAAATGGTCTAAACAAAAATGGAGAACCAAGTCGGGTAAAAAATCTTCTGAAACAGGAGAACGCTATCTACCTTCAAAAGCAATAAAAAGTTTATCGTCTAAAGAATATGCGGCGACAACTCGTAAAAAAAGAAGAGATAAATTATTAGGTAGACAATTTAGTAGACAACCTGCAAAAATAGCAAAGAAAACAAAACGATATAGAACATGACATTATTTACACGATTAAGTATAAAAGAAGTAGATACATTACGCACAGTTGTGAAAACACAACATATGAAACATTACCCAAAAGACCAATGTACAAATTATGAAGCTGATAGAATTATTGAATCGTTATCAGAAAATGCACGAGAAAAACTTATAAAGTTAGCAATAGATTATGGCATCACTAAATTATAAACCTCATGGTGAGACTCTTAAAAATTTTTTAAAAGATAAAAGTTTTTTCCGAGGTATACGTGGGCCAGTTGGTTCAGGCAAATCTGTAGCGTGTTGTATAGAAATAATTAAAACGGCTATAACTCAAGCAAAATCAGAAGATGGAATACGTAAATCAAGATGGGCAGTTATAAGAAATACAAATCCACAACTTAAAACAACAACAATTAAAACATGGTTAGATTGGTTTCCTGAAGAAGATTGGGGAACATTTACATGGAGTGTTCCTTATACACATAAGATAAAAAAAGGTGATATAGATTTAGAAGTTATATTTTTAGCTTTAGATAGACCTGAAGATGTTAAGAAGTTATTATCTTTAGAACTTACAGGAGTATGGATTAATGAAGCTAGAGAAATTCCTAAGTCAATTATTGATGCTTGTTCTATGCGTGTGGGCCGTTTTCCTTCTATGCGTGATGGCGGCCCGACTTGGTATGGTGTTATCTGTGATACCAACCCCCCTGATACAGACCATTGGTGGAGCATTATGTCAGGTGAATCTATTATACCAGACTATATAAGTAAACAAGAAGCTAAGATGTTGATAACACCAGATAACTGGAAATTTTGGAATCAACCACCTGCATTACTAGAACAACGTAATAATGAAAAAGAAATAGAAAGTTATAAAGAAAATCCTAAACAAGAAAATAGTAAAAATCTAACAGCAAATTATTATCAAAATATAATACGAGGTAAAACAAAATCATGGATTGATGTTTATGTTTTAAATAAACTAGGACAAATAGAAGATGGTAAACCAGTCTATGAATCTTTTAGGACTGATGTTCATGTAGCTAAAGGAGAACTTGCTCTTGCACCGCAACTTCCTATATTTATTGGTATAGATTTTGGTTTAACACCTGCTTGTGTATTTGCACAAAAAATAAGAAATCGGTGGATAGTTTGTGAAGAACTAGTAGCAGAAGATATGGGTATAGTAAGATTTGCAGAACTAATGAAAATGAGCATGACTAAATATTTACCACGACCATTCCAAATATTTGGCGACCCTGCAGGTGACCATAGAGTACAAACAGATGAAAACACACCTTTTCAAATACTTAAAGGCTTAGGTATTATGGCAAGACCCGCACCTAGCAATGATGTAAGTTTACGTTTAGAATCAGTAAATGCTACACTTAATAGAATGGTTGATGGAGAAAGTGGTTTATTAGTAGATAAAAAATGTCATAACTTAATCAAAGGATTTACAGGCGGTTATCATTATCGTAGACTTCAAGTAAGTGGAGAACGCTATGATGAAAAGCCTAATAAAAATAGATTTTCACATATACATGATGCGTTACAATATTTATTGCTAGGAGCAGGAGAAGGAAGAACTTTGACAATGGGTAATAAATCTAGTAAACCTATAATAGCAAAAAGAAATTTTAATGTTTTTAATTTAAAACCTAAAAGCATATACGAAAGGAGACGATAATGTGTGTAGGAAGTAGTCCATCACCGCCGCCACCACCACCACCACCTCAAGATGAATCTTTGCGCAGACAAAGAGCCGCCGCAAGAAGAGAAGAAATGGCTGAACGTAGTAAATTAAAAGAACAGCAATTTCAAGATAGAGTAGCACAAGCATCAGGTACTCGTGGTAGAAGAGGTTTATTATCAGGTAGACGTGGAGGTCAAGGATTCCAAGTACAAGGTAATTTACAAACACGTGATACTTTAGGAGTCTAATATGCCCAATGTTGAAACCTTAGATTGGGCACATAATCTATCTTGGTTTGATGGTATTTGTTATATACTTTTAGGTTTAGGCGTATACTTTTGTTACAAATGGATAAATAAAAAATTTAGGTAAAATATGGTAGTAGATTATAAACCCGCATCAGCAGATATAAATCCCGAAGATTCTCCTGTAAAACAACTACTGACTCGGTATAAAAAAGCTTTAGCCATTAAAGACCAATGGAATCCAACCTTTGAAGATTGTTATGAGTATTGTTTACCACAAAGAGAAAGTTTTTATAGTGAAACAATAGGTAGAAGTCGTAATGACAGAATATTTGATGAAACTGCAGTTGTTGGTGTACAAGAATTTGCTAGTAGATTACAAGCAGGTATTGTTCCTAACTTTGCAAGATGGGCAGATTTAGTTGCAGGAAGCGAAGTACCTGAAGATAATCAAAAAGATGTAAATGAATTATTAGATAATGTAACTGAATATGTATTTGAAATATTACAAAACAGTAATTTCTCTCAAGAAGTGCATGAAACTTTTTTAGATTGTGCCGTAGGAACAGGGTGTTTACTTGTAGAAGAAGGTGATGCAGTACAACCCATAAAATTTAAATCTATACCAT